CGAAAGCATCGACAAAGGGCATCGAGATTGCCGAGAAGGACGTCATGTTTGTGACCGATCCTGTCGATGATCTCAAGGCGCAGTATCAGAATATGTTCTCAAAGGTTATGACTCCGAACCAGAAGATCGTTACATCGTAGTTTACACACCTCCTTGGTTTTGATATAATGGTACCTAGTAAAGTGAATGGAGGTATTCATGTCCGCAGCGTTCTACACCTGCGTCAATCGGTACGGATCAAAGATCCTGTATCGAGGCTACGACGAGACCGGTCAGAGAGTCGCACGTAAAGAGACGTTCTCGCCGACTCTCTACGTTCCGTCTCAGCGAGGAGAGACCGGCTATCAGGCGCTCGATGGTACTCCCGTCGAGCCGCGTGAGTTCGACACTATGCGCGACGCCAAGCAGTACGTCGAGCAGTACAAGGAGGTCGAGAACTTTACGGTGTACGGCAACGAGAACTATCTCGCTCAGTACATCTACGATCGGTTTCCAACCGATCCTGAGTTCGATCGCTCACGTATCAACGTTACGACCATCGATATCGAGGTGCAGTCCAACGATGGGTTTCCTTTCCCCGAGGAGGCTCGTCACGAGGTCACCGCAATCACGATTAAGAACAACATCGATGACACGTACTATGTCTGGGGTTGCAGGGACTACGATCCGTCGGCATGTGAACTCGACACTGGACCGAACATCGTTTATCGTAGGTGCGACGACGAGGCTCAGCTTCTACTGAACTTCCTCGATCACTGGGACGCCGAACGTCACTCGCCCGACGTCGTGACCGGTTGGAACACTCGGCTTTTCGATATTCCGTATCTGGTGAATCGTATTCATCGTGTCCTGGGCGAGGACATGACCAAGAAGATGTCGCCTTGGAAGATGGTCAACTATCGTCAGATCGGTATCAAGGGCAAGTCTCTCGATACCTACGATCTGTATGGTATCCAGCAGCTCGACTATCTCGATCTCTTTCAGAAGTTCGGCTACACCTATGGTGCTCAGGAATCGTATAAGCTCGACCACATCGCACACGTCGTCCTCGGCGAGCGTAAGCTATCGTACGACGAGTTCACCTCGCTGCAGAACCTGTACGAGGAGGACTTTCAGAAATACATCGACTACAACATCAAGGACGTCGAACTCGTGGATCGACTCGAGGACAAGCTCGGGCTGATCACACTGGCAATGACCATGGCCTATAAGGGTGGTGTGAACTACTCGGATACGTTCGGTACCACTCGTATATGGGACACGATCATCTATCGTAACCTGATGTCACGCAACATCGTGATCCCGCCGAACGTCGAGAAGCAGAAAGTCAACTTCGAGGGCGCGTACGTCAAGGATCCGCACGTCGGTCTACACGAGTGGGTCTGCTCTTTCGATCTGAACTCGCTGTATCCCTCGATCATCGTGCAGTGGAACATGAGCCCCGAGACAGAGATGGACGGTATGCACCCCGGTATGCACGTCGACTTCTGTCTGAACTACGCATCTTTTGCAGACAAGGAGACGGGATTCTCACTCGCAGCCAACGGTGCTCGATTCCGAACCGACGAGCAGGGTATCATTCCGCAGATCGTGGTTCAGTACTACGACGAGCGACGCATCACTAAGAAGCAGATGCTCGAGAAAAAGCAGGAACTCGAGCAGGTCGATCGGTCAGACAAGCAACGAGTCTATCAGCTCGAGAAGGAGATCTCACATCTAGAGAATCGTCAGATGTCGGCAAAGATCCTGCTGAACTCACTCTATGGAGCTATGGGTAACCGGTTCTTTCGGTACTTCTCGCTGCCAATGGCCGAAGGTATCACGCTTTCTGGTCAGCTCGCGATTCGCTGGGCCGAGCGCGCCGTCAATAAGTTCATGAACAAGACTCTAAGTACCGAGGACAAGGACTACGTCATTGCGATCGATACCGACTCGCTCTACGTCAACATGGGCGATCTGGTCAAACAGTTCGAGCCCAAGAGTCCGATCGACTTTCTTGATGCGGCCTGCCGTGATACGATCGAGCCGGTGATCGAAAAGTCGTACGCCGAGTTGTTCGAGCGGTTTAAGTGCTACACGAATCGAATGGAGATGTCGCGTGAGGTCATCGCCGATCGTGGTATCTGGACTGCAAAGAAGCGATACATTCTTAACGTCTTTGACAACGAGGGTGTACGGTACAACGATCCAAAGCTCAAGATCATGGGGATCGAGGCGATCAAGTCGTCGACACCCGGTGCCTGTCGCGACGCACTCAAGGAGCTCTTTAAGGTCATCGTCTCTGGTTCCGAGGACAAGACCCAGAAGGCGATCGAGCAGTTTCGTTCCTACTTTAAGACACTGCCACCGGAGGAGGTATCGTTTCCTCGAGGTGTGTCGGCAATTGATAAGTGGAAGGATAAACAGACCGTGTTCAAGAACGGTACTCCGATCCACGTACGTGGCGCTCTGCTGTACAACAACGCTGTTCGTGAGAACGGACTGGATAAGAAGTATCCAATGATCCAGGCCGGTGACAAAATCAAGTTCGCGTACATGCGTATGCCGAATCCGCTGCGTCAGAACGTGATATCATATCCCGACTACCTGCCGCCGGAGCTGCAGCTACATAAGTATATCGACTACGACAAGCAGTTTCAGAAAACGTTCCTTGATCCTATCGAACCAATCCTGAGTGCGGTCGGCTGGAGTATCGAAGACAAACAGACACTGGAGGAATTTTTCGGATGAGCCTAAAACCAAAGACCTATCCTATTCTTGTTGATGCCGTGGAGAACGGCGTGAAGTATGGATATCATCGAGCGCATAAGCACAACGATAGTCCGGACCAAGACCAGATTACCGATGCAATCATTTCTGCGGTATTGAACGAAATCTTTGAGTGGTTCGAGATCGACGACGGTTTACAGAACAACGATGATGTGTTATAATGGCTATTATTGAAAGAAAAGGAGTAAAGAATGTCCAGTGATTGGGTATATGATATCGCAGAGATGCACCAGAAGTACGGTGTCAACAAGTGGGTAGAACAACAGCTCGAGAAGGGTCGCTACGACAAGATCGAGGATTTCCTTGAGTTTCGTATGGCTTTCCTCGACGAGGAGCTCAGTGAGACCAAGACGGCCATCGAGAACGGTGATGCATCCGAGGTGGTCGACGGTCTGATCGATCTCTGCGTTATCGCCATCGGTACACTCGATGCATTCGGTGTCGACGCTCGAGCCTCGTGGAATCGAGTACACAAGGCCAACATGGCCAAAGAGATCGGTGTCAAGGAATCTCGACCGAATCCTCTAGGTCTTCCGGATCTCGTAAAGCCCGAAGGATGGACAGCACCGGAGCATGGAGACAATGCCGGACATATCCCTGACGCTCTTTGATTCGATCTTTGATAATAAGACCGATAAGAAGCTAGATCTCTCGAGCTTTGACGAGTTCGAGAGACTTTTGTACAAGATGAGCGAGATTCCACGTGAGGGAAAGCGCGACTCGCATCTTATATCCCCGGCCTGCTACAAGGAAGGGACCAACCGTCGACTCAACGACAACGTCTCGCACTGGTCCGCGTGGGCGGCGGTGGACGTGGACGACCACGACTTTACATCGGAGAATCTTGAAGATGAACTTAACGATCGCTACGGTCAGTATTACTTTGTTTGCTACTCTACTGCTAGCTCTCAACGCAGCCTACCGAAGTTCCGAATGGTGTTCCCGCTTTCAGCGAACATTAAGGAGTCTAGAATCAGGCACTTCTGGTACGCACTCAACCGAGAGCTCGGCGAGATCGGAGATCCACAAACTAAGGATCTATCTCGGATGTATTACATACCTGCATCGTATGCTGGTGCTCACAACTTTATTTTCAGCAATCGGTCTGGGAGTGTTATTGATCCATCTGTTCTTATGAACAAACACGAGTACGTAGAGACTCGTTCAACGGCTAAGAACTTCCTTGATCGTCTACCAGAAGCGATGCAGAAAGAGATTCTGCAGTATCGCAAGGACACCAACAGTCGCAGTCCAAACGTTCGTTGGTCCGGATATCGCGACTGTCCGTTCGTAAATCAGAATCTGATCAAAGAGTATAAAGCAATCGCGCACGTCGATAACTCCGGTCGATACGCGATGATATATAAGATCATGGTCTCGGTCGCTACCAACGCGGTGCGCGACGGTTACGCCATCACCTCCCAGGAGATTGTGAATCTTATTCGTGAGCTCGACATGGAGACATCACAGAGATACGCACGTCGAGCTCTTGACGTCGAGGCCGATCGTGCACTCGAGTTTGCCTATAGGAATATGTAAGAGATGAACAGAGAAGAAGAACAGGCAAAGGCGGAGTCCGAGGTCTCAAAGCAGACCAAGGAGAAGTACGAGTCGTCGACCATGTCCAAGGCGGGTAAGCTCGCGATGGAGCTCGCCGAGGAGAAACGACGTCTGGTCACTGAGTTGTCCGAACTGCAGGAGCAGTACGAGTCGGCCAAACCAACGACTCCGGTCGGCACTCCAGACTGGTACGTCAAGTGGTCGGCCACAATCCTTGCAGTCGTCGGCGTGTTCGTGATGTCCGCTGGTATGCTAACGGCGGGTCAGATCATGTATGCTATGGCCGGCGTCTGTTGGATCTTTGTCGGCATGTCCTGGTCCGACCGTGCCATCATGATTGGATCGGCCATCACCACGACCGCGGTGTGTATGAATCTTGTGCAGCAGTTTACATGAGTCGTGGACTATAGTATAATGGTAATCAACATTAGAGGAAAAACATATTATGGCAGCACGTGAATCGATTAAGGTACTGCAGGAGTGCGCTGAGCTGCAGGATCGCAAGGCTCGTGATTATCAGAACGAAAAGTCACGCATTCGCCAGGCCGATCACTATCCACGAGGCACCGCGACAATTCTTGATATGGTTCATCAAAAGATGACTCGTATGTACTCGGTGATGGAGGCAGCCGAACACGGCGAAGAACCAGGGTTTGAGTCTCTCGAGGATTCGGCCAAGGATGCGATCAACTACCTGTCTTTTGCCGTATCGTATATGCGTGGTCAGATGGACGGTCAGTCCAGTGATCGCGACTTTCTAAATCGACCGATCGAGAATCGTAACGACAGCGAAGGAGACGATGAGTAATGGGTGCAATGAACGGAATGGGTAAGGGTAAGTCGTCACCACACAAGACTCGTACCGGCAAAGATAGAGTAAAGGGTATGACACTTGGGCAGATCAGCGAGGCGATGATCAACGCTCGCTCCAAGAAGGAGAAGCATCGCCTCGCACGTCGAGCGGACTATCTGATTCGTACGTACGGAGCGGAGACATAAAGGTGTTTTCAATCTTAAAGAGTAATAAACCAATAACACTGTACTGTTATACAGATGATTATTCTGTTTATGAATATGCAAAGATATCAAAATCATCTTATTTTATTCCAGAGTGGTTTAAGGAATTAAAGGAAATTGAAGACAACAGTACCTCAATTAATAAAAGAACTATGAGAGGTTGTCCAGGATTTATAGAACTCTTTAAGAAAAGCTTTGTGTATCCTATGTGGGTTGATTTAAGTATCACAGCATCAGAATCTGATCAAGGTGAGCCTCAGTTTTTTTATGAATCTGCTTACGGTTCTGATGTTGCTACAAGTCATGAAACATTTCAATATAACAATGCATTTAGGCCTGGATTCAAACATATTAAGTTAAGTTCTCCTTGGTTTTTTGAAACCAAAGAAGATTTGGATTGGACAATTGTTCCAGCATTTTGGAATCTTCAAAGTAAAGTGTCCAAAGTTTTTATTCCTCCAGCTATAGATAATTATAAGCATCAACATTCTACTACTTGGCAAATGTTTGTAAGAACTAATAATACACCGATTGTGTTTAATGCAGGAGAACCTCTTGTTCAATTAATACCAAAGACAGAGAGGAATGTCATTGTCAAGTGTGTATATGATAAAGAAAAAACAATTAAATTAGCAGAAAAATCAAAAAATATGCACTTCAAAAGAACTTATTACAAAAAACAAAAAATGAAATAAGGAATTTCATATAATGTATCAGACTGTGCATTCTATTCGTGAGTACTTTATCAACGAACTCAAGAACGAGCGGTTCACAGAGGATCGTACCGGTCAGAGGACCATCGAGCTACTCGGTGCGTCCTTCATCGCCGATGAGCCGGCGATCTTTGGTAAACCGAATCAAGAGTACATAGACCACGAGCTTGACTGGTATAACAGTAGGTCGACTAACATCAACGACATCTACGGCGATAAGCGTGAACCGCCAAAGGCTTGGCAGATGTCGGCTAACCGTCACGGCGAGATCAACTCGAACTACGGTCATCTGATCTTTTCACCAGGATACTACAGTCAGTTCAATAAGGCCCTGGGCGAACTTATACGGAATCCGGACTCACGTCGCGCGTCTATGATCTATACAAGACCGTCAATCTGGGAAGAGTATAAAGAAAATGGTAAGGGCGACTTTATTTGTACGAACTCTGTAACCTACTATATTCGTGACGGTCGTATTCACTGCGTCGTACAGATGCGCTCTAACGATGTTGTGTTCGGATACAAGAACGATTATGCTTGGCAAAAATACGTTCTTGATTCATTTGTTGACGAATATAAGGGTATGACTAAACGGTTTAAACCGGGCAATATCTACTGGCAGGTACAGAACCTACACGTCTACGAACGCCACTTTCATCTCGTGAAGGAGTAATACATAATGGATTTTGATCATATCAGGGATATCAACAATAGATTAACGGAAATGGGCTACGTCGTTCAGGAACGCGCGATGAATTCTTTGTATCGGTGTTTTAGTGATACGGCAGTTAACTTCTCGTTTTGGCTACCCAATAAGTTTGAAGCATCTGTGGTGGTCGACCTGCTCGATCATACGGTTTATCTAGTCGACTATCATAAGTATAAGACGGGCAAGGTTCTTCGTTGGGTTAATCCTGATTTTACCGGAGAATTTGCTAACGAACTATTTGAACTTCAGAAGGATCCCATAGAAACATCACTTGGACACAAAATTATCAAGACCACTAATTTTAACCTGTTGTCGGCGCTCGAGGCCGATGTGTCGAGTCTTAAGGAAGACGAGTTAGAGAATCCTAGCCTCGATGTCGATGAAGAGGAGTACGAGACTATCGAGCTTGATCTGAGTGACTCTGAGCTGGCACTGATCGCTCGAGCCGCTCACTCCAAGGACATGACGATTAACGACTTCATCAACGAGGCGCTGCGGTACGAGCTCGATAAAGTAACTCCCGATTGGCGCGAGGAGTACAGGAAGGCCTACGGAGGGAAATGCTGTGGTGGATGCTGACCCCGACAAGTGGCACAAGCGATACATCTCCCTCGCTCGTGAGATCTCTACCTGGTCCAAGGACCCCTCACGTCAGATCGGTGCGGTTGCCGTATCCGAGAAGGGTCGAGTCCTGGCCACGGGATACAACGGTTTCCCTCGAGCCATTCG